CCCCGGATTTTGATAAGATACCATATCTAGCGTCCGAAGAGATAGTAGCTTGGTTAACAGTTTCCGATGATGCCATGAATGAAAAGCCACTCCGTCTATTTTTGAGGTAGCACATTCCGTAGCATCTTGTATCTGCTTTGCAAGCTTCCCAGAATATAAAGAATAATCTGTTTGCTTCTCTAAACTCTGGTTTCCCAACATCAATCTTGGTCCACTGCAAGTACATATAATGAGCCCCAGTAATATAAGTAGCTTTGTCTTTATTATAAAACCAATAGCCTTCTTCTCTTTTAATAAATTCATTATCTATATACTTATACCATTTATTTTGAAAATCTAAAGGTAAACCTTTCCAATCAAATATAGTTTTTATTTTTTCTAATTCTTTTGGATATTGGTTAACTTCCCATTTATTATTTCCTTTAAATACATTTTTAGCTTTAGGTAATGCTATCCGCAGATTTTGTATTTCATATATTTCGCCAATTTCACCAGTTTTTGATATAACAATAATATCATGCTCTTTATTATATCCATATTCCCACTTTTTAGATTTATTTAATCTTTTAATTGTATTTATTTTTATAGGCTCTATAACCTTATATAAAGTTTGATTATACATTATTTAGATCTTCTTTCTGCAAAACCTTTGAAAGCTTCATCTTTTTTTAAAGGTTTATTTTCTAATAATGCCTCTTCTTCTTCAATACGTGTTAATATTTCAAAAGCATCGAATATAGCTAACTTTTTTGTAGCTGCAGCATTTTTTAATCTATCTGCCGCAACATCTTCTTCTGAATCAACAATAGGCTCTTTAGCAACTTTAATTAGTTCATCAACCGCTTTATGTCCAGCTTGGATTATACTCTTTTTCGTTTCCTTGACGTTCATACTTAATAGATATTGAATTAGTTGGTACTCTATATAATCTTTCGCCATCAATAATAAATTCATATTCACTACTAGGCGTAAATCCAATTAAATCTTCTTTATGTATGTTTTTAAGAGTTTTATCAACATGTTTTATAATACCCCTTAAGGGTATTTCTTTTTCATTTAATAATACATTATTAGATATAATTGGTTTAATAAAGCAATAGCCTTCAGGCGCTATCCATTTATTATTTTGTTTATATAAAAATATTTGATCGGGTCTTACAAAATATTTATCTTCTTTATAATATGCTCTTCCATTTTTTTCATTACCCCTTATATCATACCATCTTCTAAAAACATTATGATGTACAATAACTTCATCTCCAATTTTTATATTTGTTTTTTCAGCTTTAGGTAAACCTAATACAATACCATTTCTACTAATATACCGATGATCTGAAATTTCTGAATTTAATAATAATTCTGAATCACCTATTTGTTTACTGTTATTATATCTTTTATTTTTAGGTTTAATTATAAAATCAAATATACTTTGCATTAATATTCTAAATTATATTCTACAGCTATAGCCATATTTTTATTAAAGTCTTTCCATGGTAATACATTTCCATCCTTTTTTATAAATATAGAAAACTTATTTTCGCTTTCAACTATATCGCATATAATATGATTTCCATAAACCTCTTGGCCTACGGAATAATGCATTGCATCATTTTTATAATCTCTGCCTACGCTTATTTTTCTTACGAGTGACATATTATTTAACTATATTACTTTCTAATTTTCCAGTTTGTAAATTTACTTTTACGTCACCGTACTTATCTTTTAATTCATTTTGGAATATAGCTAAGTCATTTTGAACTTGACCTAAGCCATGTAACATATTATGCTTTTGTACTTCAATTGTTCCTAGCTCTGATATTCCGTTATTTATTTGTTTAACAAATTTTTGTATTTGTTCTAATTCGTTTTTTGTTACTTTTTTTGCCATATTAAATTAAATTATCTTTTTTTAGGCGGGTTATCAACAAACCAACCTTTGTATTTATCTCTTTTTTCGCATATATAGTCCATATACTTATCAACTTTTTCTTGCCAATTATTATCTAAATCAGGGTTTATAATACCAGATTTATAATTTGAAAAAGTTTTATTAATATAATCTTTTGCTTTATCTTGATGATATAATAAATGATTATTTATACAATAAAAAGAACCTCTTTGTATATTATTCCAAACATCCATTGGTTGAGTATCTTTTCCTAAAACAATACCATAAACACAACTTTCACTAATATGAGTTGTATATACACCTTTAGCTTTTTGTAAATAGTAGTACATGTTTATATTTCTTGGCAATACGCATTCTTCGCCAAAAAAATCTTTCAATTCACCAATTATTTGATGTGTTGTTATTGGATGTGGTTTAAAATATATGTTATTACCGTGTTTTCTTCTAATATCTTTAAGTCTATTTAAACATACATTTTCTCTTACCTTATTTGAGCCTGGTAATACAGCTATATAATCTTTTGGTTCATACTTTTCAAAAGCTTTTTCGTCTCTTTCTAAGTATTTGTTAGCATTGTTATTTACAACCCTATTTACAAACCAAGAAGAATAATCAAGTACATTTTTAGTGCTACCATCATAATAAGCATCTATTAGCTGCTCATTTCTTAACTTATAGTTTAAAGGCTGCAAATAAAAGTTACCTGCATATTCAGTATAGCCCATAGTTTTAAAGTACGGCATTTCTTCTGCCATAACATCGTAGCTAGACTCTATACCTCTTTCGCTACACTTTCTTATTACATAACCTTCAACTTGTTCTAGGTTATATAATTTTTTATCTTTTTTTAAAGGGCCGATTCTTTTATCGAGCTCTTTTTTATTAAACATTTCCATAAAATTAAATTTAAATTTGCATATTATATTTATTACATGCTTTTATCTAATACTAACTTCGCGGGTGATGCGACACGTCTCCAGGCTGATTAGATTTAGTTGAAGGCACATACCAAGTTGTTATTGTATCAAACGAAGTATTAAATACTGTACTATATACTGTTGAAGTTGTAAATGTTGTTACAGTTGTTGTACTAGTGTTAAATACTGTACTAGTTGTTGTATTAAATACAGTTGTTGTATTAGTACTTGTGTTAAAAGTAGTTACAGTTGATGTGCTTGTATTAAATGTTGTTGATGTTGCTGTAGTAGTATTAAATACAGTATTTGTAGCTCTACTAGTTGTAAATACAGTTGATGTTGACTTAGTAGTTTCAAATGTGGTAGTAAATACAGTAGTTGTGTCCCTGCTTGTACTAAAAGTGGTTGTTGTGCTTATATTTGTAGGCACTGTTGTTCCAAAACTAGTTATAGTTGTTGTTGATGTATTAAATACAGTTGTAGTTGACGTGCTTGTATTATAACTAGTGCTAGTTGCTCTAGAAGTTTCAAATGTTGTATTAAACGCCGTTGTTGTTGATCTAGTTGTATTATATACAGTTGTTGTATTTCTATTAGTTGAAAAAGTTGTATTAAATAATGTTGTTGTTGCTGTACTAGTATTAAAAGCTGTTATTGTAGAAACTGTTGTTTCATAAGCTGTACTAGTTGATCTAGTTGTTTCAAAGGTTGTTGTAAAAGCAGTAATTGTTGCAGTACTAGTATTAAATACAGTTGATGTTGACCTATTAGTTGAAAAAGTTGTTGTAGTACTCTTACTTGTTTCATAAGCAGTTATTGTTGTAAATACTGTGGTTGTACTTGTATTAAATGTAGTAGTTGTACTTCTTGTTGTATTATAATTTGTTATAGTGCTAGCGCTAGTGCTAATAGTAGTATTAAAGGTAGTTACAGTATCTGTGCTCGTATTAAATGTTGTAGTCGTTGTTTTATTTGTATTAAAAGTGGTAGTAGTACTTGTTGTTGTTTCATAAGCTGTTGTTGTAGTAAATACAGTTGTAGTACTAGTATTAAACGTAGTGGACTTATTAGTTTCGTATGCTGTTATAGTACTAGCTGACGTACTAAATGTCGTTGTTGTTGACTTAGTAGTTAACTTGCTTGTAGAAAACGTTGTTGCTGTTTCTGTACTGGTATTATAATTTGTTGTTGTTGAAAATACGGTTACAGTATTAGTATTATATGTTGTATTTCTACTAGTAGTATAAGTAGTTACTGTAGACGCAGATGTTGTTTTTGATGTATTAAAAACAGTTGTAGTACTAGTATTATATACGGTACTTCTGCTAGTGCTAATAGTTGTATTTCTAGACGTGCTAAATACTGTAGTGGTGCTTGTATTAAATGTTGTTGTAGTACTAGTTGTAGTATTAAAATGAGTTATAGTTATAGTATTTGTTATTGTAGACGTATTAAATTCTGTAGTATATGGTCCTGTTTGTGTATCTCTACCTGTATCATTAATAGTTCTAGTTGTGCTAGTATTATATACTGTACTAGTAGCTTTACTAGTTACCCTGCTTGTTGAAAAAGTTGTGCTAGTAGTTCTACTAGTTTGAAATGTTGTAGTATATTCTGTTGTTGTAGAAGTACTAGTATTATATACGGTAGTATATACAGTAGTAGTAGATGTACTAGTATTAAATGTTGTGGTTGTACTTGTATTAAAAGCAGTTATTGTAATTGTATTTGTTGATCTTAAAACTGTTGATCTTACTATTGGTGACGTTGATAAAGTATTTCTAGCAGTTTCAAACTGCGTTGTATAAACAGTTGTTGTACTAGTATTAAATGCTGTTATAGTACTTACACCTGTAAGTGTTGATGTATTAAATACAGTATTAGTAGTATAAGTTGTAGTTGTGCTTCTGCTTTCAGCTGTATTTCTGCTAGTGCTAAACGTAGTTGTTCTGCTTGTTATAGTTGATGTATTATAAGCTGTAGTAGTTGAATAAACTGTAGTGGTACTTCTTGATTCAGTAGTAGTAGTACTAGTATTAAATGTTGTTGTTCTATCTGTACTAAAAGTGGTTGTAAAAGCAGTTATAGTAGCTGTACTTGTATTAAAAACTGTACTAGTTGTATATGTGGTTGTTGTACTTCTACTTTCTGTAGTATTTTTACTAGTATTGAAAGTTGTAGTAGTAGTTGTAGAAGTATTAAAAGTAGTCGTAGTAGATTTGCTAGTATTAAATGTAGTTGTAGTACTTCTTGATGTAGATATTGTCGTTACTCTGCTAGTTGATGTACTTCTGCTGGTATTAAATACTGTTGTTGTTGTGGTACTTGTATTAAAGGTAGTACTAGTTGTATAAACAGTTGTAGTTGATCTACTTTCGGTTGTACTTCTACTTGTACTAATGGTTGTAGTTCTACTAGTTATTGTTGACGTATTAAATGTTGTGCTTGTTGTATAAACAGTAGTTGTACTTCTTGATTCAGTCGTTGATCTAGTAGTATTAAAAGAAGATACATATGTTGTAGTTCTACTAGTATTAAATGTAGTTGAGGTAGCTCTTGATGTAGCGGTATTTCGACTTTCTCCAGTACTTCTCGAAGTATTAAAGGTTGTAGTGGTATTATATGCTGTTACAGTGTTAAAACTTGTAGTAGTATTTCTTGATGTAGCTGTAGCCCTGCTTTCGGCCGTACCTCTACTGGTGTTAAATGTTGTAGTAGTATTATAAGCTGTTGTCGTATTAAAACTAGTAGTTGTATTAAACGCCGTTGTCGTACTTCTGCTTTCAGCGGTAAGATCACTTGTAGCGAATGTTGTTGTTGTACTTCTACTAGTATTTGGCATGATTAACTTATTGTTTCACCTGATATAGGAATTATTATTTTACCTTCAGGTTTTAAATTATTTGTATAATTGTTTAACAAATTTGTTCTATGAACATTTGTTATATCTTCTGGCATGGCCCATAAATCACATATTATAATGTCATATTGTTTTGATGTTGCATATGTCCATTCATCATTATTTATAACAGTTATATTACTATCCATCCATGTAACATAGTCTATTATTTCTTGATCCGCTTCGACTACATCTAAAGATGTTACGGATTTATTTTTATAAATATAATCAGGCGCATTACCTAAATATAAACCTAGATATAATATATCTCCCCATGTTGCATCTGCGTATTGAGCTGCTGTTACATCCCAGCCACAACATTCACTTCCATCGCCAGCAAAATTTTTAGCAGGTATTTCGTGATTATATCTTTGATGCAATACGTCTGCTTTATATTTAAATCTAGACATAGTATACCAATCTGTTTCACTGCTTTGCTTTTCAATTTTTTCTACAACAAAATTTGTTCCGTTGTGTTCCGCTATTAAGTTTTCATCAAAATAAGTTTCCATATTATATTTGTTTAAATTCTACATCAATTGCATCACACTTATCATAATTAACATATTTTAATCCTTTCCATTCTACAACAGCGCCTGGTATATGCTCAACTTCATCAGCCATAACACCTTGCCATACTCCTTTACCATATTTTTCATCTTTATATTCGAATAAGTATATATTTATTCCATTCAATGATTGACCATATTGTCTAATGTTTTTCTTCAACGATCTATCTGAGAATCCACCGCCACATGAAGTAAGTGCAGTTACTGTACCACCAGCACCAATTTGGAAGAAGTGGCTAGGTCCGAAACCACTAGCGTTCTGAGCACCATAATGACCAGAAGACAATGGGAAGCTTGTATTATTTTGAGCATACACTTGAGATCCAACTTGTGGTAATCCACTAGATACATTAGTTCCAAAATAAGTATTTCCTAAGAATTCAAAACATACAAAACTAGAGCTACTATTAGCGGTAGAAGAAAATGCTGTTAATGAAACAGTTGTTTGATATACTGTAGTTGTACTCTTGCTAGTATTAAAAGTGGTTGTAGTAGCGTATGCAGTAGTTGTACTTCTACTAGTTCCAGTTGATCTACTAGTTCCAGTTGATCTACTTTCACCCGTGCTTCTGCTAGTATTAAACGTTGTCGTTGTATTGTAAGCTGTTGTTGTATTAAACGTTGTGCTTGTAGTTCTAGATGTTCCTGTATTTCTGCTTTCAGCTGTTCCTCTTGACGTATTAAATGTTGTTGTTGTGTTATAAGCTGTTACAGTATTAAATGTTGTTGTTGTATTTCTACTTGTATTAAACGTGGTTGTTCTACTAGTTGTTACGCTAGTTCCAAATGTTGTCGTAGTTGTATACGTGGTAGTAGTACTTCTAGACTCTGTTGTATTTCTTGAAGTAGCAAACGTAGTTGTATATACTGTCGTTGTACTAGTATTAAATACAGTAGATGTGGTATAAGTAGTTGTAGTAGACCTAGACTCGGTAGTATTTTTACTTGTAGCAAATGTAGTCGTAGTACTTCTTGACGTAGCAAAAGTTGTAGTTGTATTAAATGTAGTTGTTGTGCTCGTGTTAAATACAGTTGTGGTACTTCTCGATGTTGCAAAGGTTGTTGTTGTACTTCTTGTAGTTGCAAATGTTGTTGTAGTACTTCTTGTTGTATTAAATACAGTACTAGTCGTATAAACTGTTGTTGTACTCCTAGACTCCGTGGTGTTTTTTGAAGTAGAAAACGTTGTAGTTGTTGATTTTGTTGTAACTGTACTAGTATTAAATGTTGTTGTTCTACTAGTATTGTATGCTGTTGTCGTAGTATATACAGTTGTTGTATTTCTTGATTCTGTTGTTGTAGTACTTGTATTGTACGTAGTTGTATATGCTGTTGTAGTACTTGTATTGAATACAGTACTCGTGGTATATACTGTGGTAGTACTTCTAGATTCTGTTGTATTCCTATTCGTAGATATTGTTGTATTAAAAGCGGTTAAAGTAGTTTTACTTGTAGAGAATGTGGTAGTTCTACTTGTTACTGTACTTGTATTGTAAGCAGTAATTAAAGTGCTAATAGTATTTCTTATGAATGTACTTGTACTTGTATTATATATAGTGGTTGTATCTCTTCCAGTATCATTAATGGTTCTAGTCGTACTTGTATTATAAACTGTTGTTGTACTTTTTGATGTTATAGTACTTGTATTATAAGCTGTAGTTGTAGATCTAGTAGTAACTCTTGTTGTATTATAAAAAGTTGTTGTGTCTGTTGATGTATTATATGTTGTAGTATATTGAGTTGTTGTACTAGTGCTTGTATTAAATACAGTTGTCGTACTGGTATTAAACGCTGTTATAGTTATTGTTTGAGTACTTCTACTTGTTTGGAATGTTGTTGTATATACAGTAGTAGTATTTTTAGCAGTATCAAAAGTTGTGTCAGTTGATTTACTAGTAGATACAGTTGTTGTTTTGCTTGTGCTAAATACAGTTGTTGTACTTGTGTTAAACACGGTTGTTGTACTAGTATTGAATACTGTACTTTTACTTGTTTCAAACGTAGTTGTAAATACCGTAGTTGTTGTTGTACTAGTGTTAAACGTAGTAGATATAGTTGTTGGGAAAGTAGTACCTATACTAGTTTGAGTTGTTGTACTCGTGTTATACGTTGTTGTGGTATTTGTGCTAGTATTAAATGTTGTTGTATATTCAGTACTTGTAACAGTACTAGTGTTAAATGTAGTTGTGGTTGTTGTAGTTGTATTAAATACCGTTGTAGTACTTGTATTATAAGTTGTTGTTCTACTAGTTTCTGTTGTAGTGCTAGTATTAAAAGTAGTTACTGTACTTTTAGTTGTGTTAAACGTTGTTGTAGTATCACGCGTAGTAGCAAAAGTTGTCGTTGTTGTTCTAGTAGTTTGAGTACTTGTATTAAATACTGTGGTCGTTGTAGTAGTAGTATTAAATACTGTATTTGTTGCAGTACTTGTGTTAAATGTTGTAGTTTTACTAGTTTCTGTTGTAGTACTTGTGTTAAACGTCGTAGTAGTTGTGGTAGATGTATTAAACGTTGTAGTTGTATTTCTATTAGTACTAAAAGTAGTTGTAGTTGATTTACTAGTAACGGTACTCGTATTAAAAGTAGTTACGGTATTAGTAGTTGTATTAAATACAGTATTAGTTGATCTAGCTGTGGAAAAAACAGTAGTTGTACTTTTAGATGTTTGTGTAGTAGTATTAAATACAGTTGTAGTAGATGTTGAAGTATTAAATACAGTTGTAGTACTTTTAGTGGTTTGAGTTGTTGTATTAAACGCGGTAGTTGTATTGGTACTTGTATTATAAACAGTAGTTGTTGTTCTATTTGTACTGAATGTAGTTGTGGTACTTTTTGATGTAGCTGTGCTTGTATTAAATACAGTTATAGTATTAGTAGAAGTATTAAATATTGTTGTTGTCGATTTATCCGTTGTAGTAGATGTATTAAAAGTAGTAACAGTATTTGTAGAGGTATTGAATGTAGTAGTTGTACTTTTAGTAGTATTAAATGTAGTGGTTGTTGAAGTACTAGTATTAAATGTTGTAGTTGTACTTTTAGATGTGCTAACGGTTGTTGCGGTAGATACGCTTTTACTAAATACAGTATTTTTACTAGTTGAAAATGTTGTAGTAGTTGACCTTGAAGTGCTAGTATTTCTACTAGTATTTTTTGAAGTAGATCTCGTTTTAGCGGTGTTCCAAAAATCTATTCTGTTCCAAAGCCATCTCATTTATTTAAAATTTTTAAGGTTGAGGATAACTTCCGAAATTTCCTACATAGTTTACTAATATTTTAGTTGCGCTTGCTACGAAATAATTTAAAACAGCAATTGAATCTGCAGTTGTATCAAAGTTTATAGCACCACCGCCAGGGGTATATACTGTTGTAGCAAAAGCAGCAAAGCTTAATGACCCAACACTTGATGGATTTGTTATAACAATAGTACCCGTTTTTCCTATAACATTATCGCTAATATTTGTAAATGTTATAGTGTTTGTAGCGTTTTGTGCAGTTATATCATAATTATTTGCAGTAGTATTTAAATCTACAGAATGAGTATTAGTTGAATGCGTAATAGTTTTAAAACCCGTAGCACCCAAATTACCAAAAGCAGCAACATCACCTAGTGTATAATTTCTAGTCGCTCCCGTAACATCAGTACCTAATAGTTTATCGGTAGACTGTAAAGTAGTGTCTGTTGTAATATCTTTTATTCTAGGCATTATGATTATTTTTTAAATATACTTGTAACCTTTTCTCCACTACGCCCACCGAAATAGGCTAGAACGACGGCCATCATGACCTTTTCAAAAGTGTCATTCCATGTTTCACCTATATGAAACGGTATTGAATCTACACTATCAAGTAATCCTGCTAATGAAAATATAACAATACACCATACTAAAACTAATGGACGTACATTTTTTGAAAGCCATGAATCTGATGCGGAGTCTGCTTGCCATCTTGAGGTAATAGACTCCATTTCTTTATTCTGTTGCTCGTATATTAATTGTTGTAATTTAATTTTATCGTCAGAACTTGCATCTGACTTACCGATAGCAGCTATAGCTTCTTTTGGCGACGTTACTCCTTTAAGCACATTCCCAAGTGCTGGGTTTGCTATTGAAGCCGCACCAAAAAGAAGTTTACCTACGGTTGTATCAGCAAATTTCTTTTTTGGCTTGGACATAATTATCTTCTTCTTCTATTTTTTGCAGCAGCTCTATTTCTTCTACTAGGATTTACACCACCTTGAGGACCTCTATTTGACCCTCTAGATCTTTTAGTTTTCTTAGGTAAAGATATATTAATACTTGAAACAGCATCTCCTATATTACTTAAAAATTTTCCTACTCCTGTTTTACCTTTTCGTTTTTTGCTACTAGATGTAACTTTAGGTACACCCGCTGGTAAAGATGTTAATACATTTCCTTTTAATTGATTAAATGTTTTTGCTTTACTTTTTATTCCACTTGTTTTTCCAACACCTTCAAATTCAAGTTGCATAAACTTAGCTAAATTTTTAGCGTGTTCTTTACTTTTTTTAATTTGAGCTCCAGCACCTCGTGCATTTTTAAACGCTTCTCTTGTTTCAGCATCCATATGCCCATACTCAATACCTTTTGGCTTTATTTTATCTTCTTGAAAGCTTCTTACATACTCTGGATTTGAAGCACTAAACGTTATTCCACTTGCAGCTCTAGCGCCTCTAATTACTTTAGCTAATCTTTTTGCCCCAAGATTATAACCCTGTTTAGCAGCAATATTAGCACCTGTCATTTTACTCATATCTCTAAGTTCACCTGATGAACTAAAACTATGGGTTCCTGGAAGATACTGTCCTTTATAACTTCCAAAATGTGATTCACCTAGTTTGTCTCTGTTAGTAGTATATACATAATAAGGGTCAGATCCAGGATAATAATGTTTAATTTGCTCCATTGCAACTGATCTGGTCATTTTATCTAAATCTGGTGCATCTCCGGGGTCCTTACTATTCATCATAGGTGAGTCTTCCATTAACTTTGCGTCTTTCATATTAAACGCAGATGGTGAATTTACTTCTTTGCTACCCATTTTCATTGCATAGCCTTTTTTGTAGTTATACATAGGCGACTTTTCCATTTTCATTGCAGCCGCTCTTTTTCTCCCCACGTTTTCTTCGTAGTCTGATAATTTACCGTCTTTATTTAGATCGGCTTTTTTTGGGTCAAATTTTGCCATTTTTTTATTATTTATAAGTTTGGATTTTGATTTCCTGTTTTAAATGTTTTTCTTAAAAAGTTACCAACTTTAGTTCCACCTTGCGCTTTTCTTTTAGCTTCTCTTTTATCTTGTCTAAACTTTTGATTAGCTTTTGCTGTTGCAGATTTAGGTTTAAATAGATTTTTTAATCCTGCACCTAAATTTTGGTATACATCAGCATCAGAAGACATGTTATTGCCATTATCATCGTCATCATTAGGATCTTGGAGAGATTTAGCTCTTTCCATAAATGCTTCATTTTGATTAGGAAGATTATTTTCTAATGATTCCATTGCTGTTTTATAATAATCTCCATATTGATCTTCCATTTGATTAAAACCTCCGCCCGGGTCTACCGAGGTAAGATTCATCATTGGAGAATCGGCAATATTTTTTGCATCTTTCATGTTAAAGGCAGATGGAGTATCCACTTGCTTACTGCCCATTTTCATTTTAAAGCCTGATTTATAGTCTTTCATTACTTTTTATATTTATAAGGAAATATTGCATTCATGGCTTTACGTCTACCTTCACATCCACAAGGTATATTTAACCCTTGAGATATAGTATCTACCATAGTTTTTATTCCTGTTCTTGTTGTAAAATTTTCTATTGAGTCTCCTAGACCCTTTGGTTTATTTCTAATCATATTAACAATTCCATTTTCTTCTTGCTGCTTTACCTCTTTCGCTTGTCCAGCTACGAGATCTAGCGCAAAATGATTTACGTCTTTTCCAGGCTTTACTGCCTCTTTTTAATTTAGATGGTGGTGTTGTAACCGCTGTTTTTAATTTACTTCCAGGGTTATCTTTTCTATATTTAGCAACACCTTTAGCTGTCATTCCACCACCGGCTTTTTTACCAGTACCTCTACCTTTTTTTACTTTAGCGTAATAACCTTTAGATTTTTTCCTTGACGGAGCGTTTTTACTTGCCATAATTAATATCCTGCTCTTCTTCTTTCTGCTGCAGTCATGCTTATTCTAGGATTAACAAATGATACTTGTTTTGTATTTGGATCTTTTACACTTATTGTTTTCCCTGGTTTACCAACAACTTTAGCTTTATAAGCTTTAGGACCAGTAAATTTGTTTTTTATCTGAGTCATAGTGCTTCTTAAATTACCAAACATCATATTTGAAAAAGTTCTTGGCTTAAGAGTAGCTGTTGCTAATTCTGCTTGAGGCTTAAATGTAGCTTCTGCTAAACGAGATTTTAAACGCGCATCAACCATACCTTGTATTTGTTGTCTAGTTGTATTAGCATAAGGAGATTTATTACCTCTTAAATATTGCTTAGTAGTATTTGTAAAAGGATTATTTGCTTTTTTAGCTTGCTTAGCAAAACTTGCCATATTTTTTACCATATTACCTTTACCTAATGGCGATGGAGTTAAAAATGCAGCACCTATTAAAGCCTTTCTAATAAACGGATAAGGCGCCTGAGGGCTTGCTTTTATATTTCTAACCAAACTAGTAAATCTACTAGGTGCTTGTTGAATTTGAGGACCATGTCCTTTTTTATGTGGCATATTTTTTAGTTTTTTTATAAATAGAAGCTTCCCAAGGTAAATGAGGAGCACCCTCTTTAATTGAGCTTCTTGCTATTTTTTTTATAGGTGAAAACGGTGTTTTTCTATAATATATATTTTTATTATCATACGCAGCTTCTCCACGTCTAAATTGCTTAATGTGTTCCATTTCATGCTCTACAGCCGCTTTCTTATTTTTTTTAGATATATTTTTATTTATATGAATTGTTCTATCCATATTTGCTGATCCCCAATGGCCTTCATCTAAATTTTTCTCAAATACTGGTACATCATAAGTTGATAACTCAGGATTTATACCTAATAATTTGGGTATAGTAGTTTTCATTTTGTAGCCCATTATCGATCTATATCTTTAATCATATCATCAATAGCTTTATTATAAACTTTATCAGTATATGATTTATTTTCATAAAATACGCTTCGCTCGCTTGTAGGTAAGTCTTCTTGACCGAGCATTATTCTGTATATACGAGATATAAGTTGACTACATTTAAATGAGGTTTTGTATATACTGTATTTTATTGTTGTTCTATTGCGATGTCTCCAAACTTCTATCCAACCGTTGCGTCTTAAACGCTCCCATCTATTTTTATCCCACGACATTGTATAAGAGCCATCTATAAATTCATTACGCGTAAATCTAACTTTGCAATCTAAATATAGCAAAAGTTCTAAGTCCGCGTCTTTTAAATTATAAGTTTTACAGGCCCACTTACGAATGAGCCTGTAATACTTAAGTAATTTTAGTTCTCGCAAATCTTGCGCACTAATTTTCATCTACTATGTGTCTAATGTAATCGCACATGATAAAATGTCAGCGTGTAAAAACACACTATTCACATCATCACAAACAACTACAGCAGCTTCAGAGTAAGCATCTGCACATGCATTAGCAATTGCCTGCATAACTGCTTTTTCAGTGTCAGCAGTTATCGTCAATGTAACTGTGTCTGCAGAAGCACCGTCTGTACCGCCACTACCGATAGAAGATTTGAATTTCATTAGTAATGTAGCGTTAGAAGCAATAGTAACACCAAGTAAGTTAGATACTGGGTACATTGCAGCGTCGTCCGCTCCATCAACAAAAATCAAAAATTTTTCCTGTATTTTTGCCATTTTGATAGTTTTTAAAGGTTAAACAATAAATTCATCACGACTAAATTAAATTTCAATTGTTTACTCAACAATAACTATATCAGCTAACTTAATAACATAATACAATTTGTCTTTCCACTCAATACCATGACCTGCGTGTCTGTCATAGTGAATTATATCGTTAGGCTTTATAGCTGTTGCTAAATCTCCTGCTGATATAACTTTTCCTTTTAAATATCTTACGTCTTTATTTTGATCTTCCGTAAGCTCTAAGCCACCAACTTTTTGTGGTGCTTCTTTTATTTTTTCAACAACGACGTAGTAATTAATTGCTTGCATTTTTCACTCTTACATTACTAATTACACAATCAGCAGAAAATATTGTATTTACAACACTAACTGCGTTTTTTAAAGCTGTTTTAGTTACAAGCACAGGATCTATAATACCTTCTTTAATCATATCAACTTTAGTATTATTTACAACATCTATACCTATGCCAGCTTTATTATACTCTTTATATTCTAATGCAGCATTATCTAGTATAGTTGCATATGGTGCTTTTATTGCATCTAATAATATTTGTTCATATTCATTTTCAGGTGCAATAGAATGCGCAGCGTCTAATAACGCAACGCCACCACCGGCAACAATACCTTCTTGTAATGCAGCTTTAGTAGCATATATTGCATCTTCAACTCTATCTTTCTTCTCCTTCATTTCAATTTTTGAATCTGCGCCAACCTTAATCATTGCAACTTTGCCATTTAACATAGCAAGTCGTTGTCGTAGTTTTTTCTTAAGAAACGGATTTTTTTCTTTTTTTATCTTTTCTTCAATTCCTTTAACTCTATCTACAAAACTTACGTGTACTAAATCCGGTGTTTGTAATACTGTATGATTATCATCAGTAATAACTTTTATAGCTTCGCCTAAAACACTAGGTTCAATTAAATCAAGATCATCACCTAATTCTTCATTTATAACTTTAGCCCCGGTAAGTATCGCAAGGTCTTCAATTGTATCTTGTTTTGTTGGTCCAAATCCAGGTGGATCTACAACATTTACTTTTATATTACCTTTGACTTTATTTGCTAGCAATGCGGCCATAGGTTGTTGTTCTACACCTGCGACAATCAAAAGACTCCTTTTCTTTTTAATAACAAACTCTAATACATTTTGTATTTTACGGATATTAGGTATTGGCGATGATACTATTAGTACGTACGGATTATCTAGTTCTGCTTTTCCTTTATCCTTATCTGTAATAAAATGTGGCGATTTGAGTCCGCAATCTATTCTTGTGCCCTCTACGATTTTAACGTATGTGTCATGGGTCTCAGACTCTTCCATTAGGACGACACCATCCTTACCTACTTTTGAGTAAGCTTGCGATATAACTTTTCCGAGATCTTTATCGTTATTGCAACTAATTTCTGCCACGCTTTGTAACATGCCTCCTTTAACTGCAATAGCTTTTTTATTAAGATATTCATTTACTTTTTTTAATGCTGATGTTATACCTTCTTTTATGGGTCTTATACTTTGCGCATATTTTTTTTCATTAGCTAAATGTAACAATGAATGAGCAAGTACAGTAGCCGTTGTGGTACCGTCACCTGCTTCTTTCACTGTATTTTTAGCTGCTTCTTTAATTAAAGTTGCACCTAAGTTTTCGACCGGATCCAGTAAGACTACGGATTCTGCTACCGTTACACCATCTTTTGTTATCACCGGTCTTCCCATTGCGTCTTCGTATATAACGCATTTACCAGAGGCGCCTAAAGTGGATTTTACTGCATTTGTCAGCTTATCCACTCCGCGCATGATTTTTTCTTTTGCATCTATCCCAAAAGATAGATGTTTAACTATCTCACTTGGTTGATTATATTCCATTAAATTAAATTTATTAAGTGGTTATTTAAATGTTTTGACTACTTTTGGTCCTTTTGCGAATTCTAATCGCTGTTTGTAGTGTTCTATGCTTGAATCTATAGCAGCTTCAGCTGATTCTATAGTTTCACGCCTTGTAATATCAGTCCAATCATCTGTTGGATTACCTTCTGCATCTAAATTTTGGCATTCGGTCTGATAATAACCGTTTGGTAGTTGTACAATTCTCCAATTTTTCTTGTCTGCGAAAAATTCCCATGTTTTTCGGGTATCTTCGGATATTCCTTGGTTACTATTGTTCGCCCAGGAATAGGTTTTATAATAAAATGTCATTGGTTTTGGTTTATGTGTATATAATTACGCAATATAGGTTAATTTTTAACTATCCTATAGCTATATACGAAATTACTGCATTATCAGCGTTGACCACATGGTCCACGTTTATAGTTAAGCTATTTGTACCAGGTTGCGCATTTTTGAGCGTTCCATTGCCATCAGAATTTCCGGCATTGGCTATGGTGGCAGTTACTATAGAGCTCGCGGTTAGACCACTGACTGTAAATGTTTGTGTACTTGTACCGTTACTCATAGTTACTTGGCCGAACCGTACAACCTTTTCATCAGTGGTTCCATCTGGTTGGATTGCTAGAGCACCTTTAACTGTAACACCTGTGTCTGTAGTTGTAAATTTTTCTGAACCTCGATAATGTAATCTTACACCAGTATCTCCAGCCGCAATTTGGGTATTATGATTGCCTGATAATTGAATATTTGGTGCATGTAACTCTAAATTACCATTTGATTCCGCCTCTATTCTAAAAGATGCGGTTTGATTATAGATTCGAGAAGGGCTGGGGGAGCCGGTACCAAATTGAATAAAACCTTTGTCTGGATTATTGCTATTAGTTGTAGCTGATGGTAATGTTATACTGTTTTCTGCATCTATAGTCTTGTGAAATACTACTGTCTGGTTATTGCCATTGATTGTTTGATAAGGAGTAATTCCTCCTGAACCATCATTTGCTCTAAAATAAATAGCACCACTTGGATTTCCACCACTCACTCCGTTACGCTGGTCTAGGAATAACCCACCATTATTATTTTGAATAACGGAATCAGTTAATACACTATGAGAAATTTCTAAATCGTTGTCTGCACCAAATTTTATTTTTTTCTCATCACTTAAACTTATATCACCTGGTATCGGATTTAGATCAAGTAGTAGTTCGTTGTTTTCTCTAACTATACCTCCATTAGTTTTCAATGCTACCGTTTCAGTGTTAGCTGCAGTATTAACATAGTCTTTTACATCTGATAAAATAAATTTACTAGATTGGCCAGTATTAGTATCTGTTCCTATTAGTGTTTCATTACCTGATAATGTTCCGTCTTTTGGTAAGCTGCTTATTCTTGGCATAGTTATTCTTTTTTAGTTCCTTTACCTCTGTTACCTCTGTTTTTCTTTACAGATGTAAACCTTTTAGTTTTATGATCGTAGTCTTTACCTCTAAGACTAACGCCTCTTTTTTTAGCAGCTCTACGCTTTCTTTGATTTTCAGCTTTCATTTTTCTACGTCTAGCTGTCATAGCTGTTTTTTTATCTCTAGCTGCTTTAGCTGCTTTACCTCTTGTGGTTAATTTTTGTGCCATACATTATTATTACGTAACGTATATAGAGTTTAAGGGTTACATTACCGTATATACCTTGTAACGTAAATTACAAAACACTTTATTTTACCCCCACGGGGACCCTTTTTGATATATTTCCTGTAAAATTTTCAGCTTTTGCTACAACGTTAATACGATGTGACACTGATAATACTATTGATTAAAAACTTTAAATTATGAATTACACATTTACTATATACTTTTCACAACAATATAAACTATATGACTTAACAATTAATTACAATAATCAATTTCATAGTCACTATCATTTAACAAATAAAAAAGATATAAATAAAATAATAAATAATTTAATAAATAACTTAAAATAATTACAAAGTAAGTACGAAAATAAATAGATAATAATAGTATAAAATTAAAATTATGAATATAACTAAATTAAATCAATCAATCTCAAAGCTAAGCAAAAAAGAATTAGCAGAAATCTTTCCACCAATAACTAGAAACAATTTTGTTGTTAGAGAAAATTGGTTCGGAAGAAATCAAATAATAACCTTTGTTAATAATAAAGGACAACAAATAACTTATAATCATGACGAAGTTCTGAAAGTAATGTTACCAAAACTTAAAC